AAATAATGGCGCAAACTTGGTTTCTGAGTATGGGTTTGAAATTTACGACAGTTCATCTATAAATATAAATTACATAAGAACTGTTGCAAAAAAGTTTAAGAAGAGATACGGAAAGTTAGATTATATAATTATTGATTATTTACAGTTGATGAAGTCTGTTGAAAAAGGAAAAGGTAATAGAGAGCAGGAAATCAGTCAGATAAGTAGTTCTTTAAAAGCTTTTGCAAAGGATTTTGACATACCAGTTATAGCTTTATCTCAGTTAAGTAGGGACTTAGAAAAAAGAAGTGATAAGAGACCGATGATGTCAGATTTAAGAGAGAGCGGTAGCTTAGAGCAAGATGCAGATTTAATTTATTTCCTTTATAAACCAAGCAATTACTATGATTACGAACAAGACCCTGATTATGGTAAAGGACAAGACAATAATGTTAGTCCTGATAATTACACACAACTAATTGAAATACTGATAGCTAAACATAGAAATGGTTCAGTAGGAGATGTATTTAAGGAAAAATTTCAAGGAGAGTTCTTTAAGTTTACAGAGTGGGGAACTTACGAATACGTTAGTGATGAGCAACGTAGCGTAGGGATTATTAAACCTAGTATAGAAAATTCATTTGATGACGAATCGCAATTACCATTTTAAAAAAAAATACAGAAAAAATAAATAATCTATAAAAAAAAAACACATGAAAAAGAATCTAAATTACAAAGAATGCTCGTTCATATTGAACAGAAGTGAGGAGTATTGCATTGGTCTCCTAATGAAGGAGAATGGCAAGATGGGAATTCAAAAAGAATTGACCCCAAAAGAATTTAAGGAAGAAGCTGCATCTTGGTCAATATCAGTAGACAGGCTATCAGAGATAACAAAGATAGATGTGGCTCATTTGCTGGAAGATATTAACAAGAACTTCTTTAGAAACGAGGTATGCGTTGAGTATTTGTTAAAGAAAGTAAATCAGAAGTTTAAACCAAATGCCAAGACTGGTGCGTATCCAATATCGATAGTTATTCCTGAAGAAATAACAACTTTTATGAACGAAGAGAATCAGAAAAGGTGCATTAAGGTGTTAGAGGAAAGAGTAAGTAAAAATGTTAACTTTAAACTAGTAAATAAAAACATATGATAACAAAATCGCAATGGGCTGTCATGCCCGAAGAGGAAAAAGAGAAGATTATGACTAATATCAGGATTTCAATGGTTGGCTTACACGCTACACTAAACGCAGCCAAACACTACAAAGATTTTATCAAGGAGTACGAGGTTGGAATAAGCAATAAGAAGACTGTTAAGGTTTTAAAGGACGCTTTTATTAGTTTAGAGTACTTACTAACATTTATCGACACTGCCTTTAAGGGTAGCAAGGAAGTCAAAGAAGAACATTTAGAGGCGGAACAAGAATTCACTTATAAGATTCTTGAAAACTTAGAAGACGAGTGTTTCCAGTTTGTTAATCACGAGATGGGTTTCAATATGATTAAAAAAGCTTTAGGATAATGGAGATTAGAATACTTAAACAGGGAATTTATGAGACGGACAAGGGAGAGAGGATAAAAATTATTGAAATATGGTATGGGGCTAACCCTCGTATCGTATTTCAAATAGGTGATACAGTTTATACAAGAAGTAGAGAGATTTTTGAGGAAGGAATCAGAAATAATAAAATTATTAAAAAACTTTTTTGAAATGAGAAAAATATTTCTATATTTGCACTCGATTGTTGGATGTGATTAGTCCAAGTTCTTCATGTGATTGAAAAAAGCTCAGTAGTAATATTGGGCTTTTTTTTGTTTGAATATATGATTACATTTGCAATAGAAAAAATAATTTAAACTAATATTTTTATGATACCACAAATTATAGGAGCAGGATTACAAGCGTACAATATGTACAATTCTTGGCAAGACAAGAATAAGGCAGAAGCAGCTGCTGCCGAACTAGATAGACAGCCAGTTCCTCAATATACACCAAACTCAAGATTAAATAGTTTCTATCAACAAGCAGTTGCTGGTGTTGCTAACCCACAAGGATATACAGGAGCAGAAACAGCAGGATACAACTCTCGCTTAGCTCAAATAATGGCTTCTAGAAACTATAATGCTCAAAACATGGCTGGCGGTCAATTGTCAAGAGCTATTGGCGGTATGGGTAACGCTGAATCTATAAACGCTTTAAATCAATTTAGCGGTAACGATGCTGCTTTAAGAAGAAGTGCTTATAACGCTGCTATGGGTAGACAACAAAGTGCTATGGGTCAATATCAAAGTTTAGCTAACATGAACACTCAAACAGCTTTACAAAGAAGATTAATGAAAGAGCAAGGTTTAGGTCAGGCTATTCAAACTAATAAAGCTATGTTTAGCAATAGTCTAAATAATTTAGGTGGAGACTTAATGGGCTACGGTATGAATAAAGATATGATGTCTAAAAAAGCTCCTGCTCAAAGTCCAGATTTAAATAGATGGACTAGGTACGCTGACGATATAAATGGAGTTTCAAACCCTTATTCAGGATAAAAATGGAAGATACTATAGGACTCGCAGGGAGCTTAGGCTTAATAAATAGAGGCGGAGCTGCTTTTGGCGGTAACGTATTAACAAAAGCGTCTGGCAAAGAGCTTGAAATGGATGCTACTCAAAAGAGAGACGAGGCAAAAAGATTAGCTAAACAGGCTCAGGAAGAAGAGATGCTACTTAAGAGGATAAATCCAACTGGAAAGTTTGATGAGTTGGCTAGGAACAACATGAGAAAAGCCTATGCCGATGTTATAATGAACAAAAAGTATAGAGACCCAGAAGAAAAATATAATTTTGACCTTTATAAAACTAAACAATTAGAGGCTACTCAAAAAAGAGCTGAGGTAAATGATTTTTTTACTAAAAATAAAACTTTAGTTCCAAATGATATTCTAGAAGCTTTTAAAAAGAGTGATGTTGCGACCTTAGAACAAAAATCAAAAGACCCTAATACTGGAGTTTATAGAGACCCTAATTTTGAAGACGTGTATTATATGTCTCCTGATAAAATAATTCCTAAAATTGACACAGAAGATGAGATGAAAAGAGCCGCTTCTGTTATATCTGAAGGTGATTATGACGTAAAGAATCAAACTAAAATAGTTAAAAATGGAATAACTTATTTGCAATCATCAGTAAAACCTGAAGTATTAATAAGTGCTGCTCAAAGAGATTTAAAGAATAAAGTAAATTACGAAAACTTTAAAACTGATTACAAGGCAGAAATAGATAAGACAATGAAAGAAGACCCTAAATTAACAGAATTTACAGCTGCTACAAAAGTGTATGCTCAAGAATTAGGTAAGATGGGTAAGAAAGAAGATATTATAAGACCTAGTAAAGGGGTGGTTATAAACAATACCTTTAATTCGACTAGTGGAGGAGGTTTTGAAAGTAAAAATGTTTCACTATATCCAGAAAAAAGTAAAGATTATCCTGACGGAGTTTTATATCGCTACAATAGAAAAGGAGCTAAGCCAGATGTATATAATTTAAATGTTGGCTCAAAAGACGATTCTGTAAAAAAATTCACAGAGGTTAATTATGTAATTAGGCTAGACGATGAGACAGGGCTTGTTATAGGAAAGAGAAAGAGGTTGGGCGATATTGACGATACGCCAGAAAACGAAGCGTATGAAGAGGAAACTAATGACCATAGAAATGTCCCAGCATCAATAAAAGTTCCGCTTTCTGTTGTTTATGGAGAATTGCAAATAGATGATAAGACTTGGAAGGCGTTAAAGTCGGAAGGCAAGCCAGCAGTAAAAGCATCAGCGAATACAGGTGGAGCACCTAAACCAAAACCAGCTTCATCAGGTGGAGCACCAAGACCAAAAAAATAAAAATATTAGGATATGCCACAAGAACCAGATTACACAAGCGAAATATATAAATACCTAGGAACTTTAGATAAAACTTATCAAAAAGAAGTTAGTTTAGATAAATTCAAGGAGTCTATGAAGGATAAAAACTATGCTTCTGATATTCATTCTTGGATTAGTAGTAAGGACGAAACATTTACTAAAGATGTGCCTTTTGATGATTTTTACGGCTCAATAAATCCAAAAACTCCTGTTGTTCCATCGTTCTCAACGGACATGAAGAACACAAATACAAATCCTGTAATGAAGAATTCTCCTTTACAGGCAAATGTAGATAAACTTGTAAAAGAGCCTGTTGCCTTAAAAGTTCCGCAAGAAAATCCTTTTTTAAAGAAGGCTAACGACTTAGCTTGGGATAAAACTCCTTTAGGTCAAGAACAAAAGAAAACAGAAATAGTTGGTATGCTTCCTCAGACTCCAGCAAAGCCTACAATGACTGTTAAAAGTGAAGAGGATAAAATAATAGAATCAGGTATAAATGGTCTTCCAGCACTATCTAAAATAATGCTGAAGAACAATCCTATATACAATAGAGATTTTAATGATTGGTTAAAAGTAAATCCAAAAGAAGCTCAAAGATTAAATGCTTACGCCAATAACAAAGACGTTCAATCTGAATATCAAAAATCTCAAGTTTTTGATAAATTTCAAAAAGATATATTAGCTTCTAGAATTTTAAAGCTTACAGAGCTAGAAACTATGGGTGCTGGTGAAATTCTTAAACAAAAGAATGATTTATACACTAATATAAATAAGGTATCTGACGACTTAAAGAAGAAACAAACAGAACTTAACTTTTATCAAAATACTTTTTTAAAGCAAAGTGGAAATATAGATTTAGTAGATAGAATAAAAGAACTTTCTAATATTTTAAATAAATACGATAAAGAAAAAATAACTAATACCTTAACAGGAATAGATGGAGAGCTAAATGCAATAATCAATGAAATAAAATCTATTACAAGTGAAGACAATACTATAGCACAAGAGTATGCAGCACAGTATACTCAATTATATTCTAGGGCTAAGTCTTTAGAACAAGAAAGAACTAATATTGAAAACGACCCAGAGTTTTTAAAGTATAACGCTGCCATAAATGAATATAACAATGTTCAAAAAGAAATAAATAATAATATTGGAAACTTAAATAATGACCCTGAATACAAGAAAACAGTAGAAGGGTATAATTCATTATTTAATAAGTACAAACAAATTGCAGGAAGTATTGAAGGTCTCAAAAAAGATGACCCTTTAGTTAATGAGTATTTAAGTCTGTCTAAGCAAGTTGCTGATATAGACAAAACTTACAAATCTATAAACAGCGGATTTTTTATTAAAGCAGAAAGAGATAGATTACAAAAAGAATCTAATGAAAAAGGTGAGTTTTCTGGTAAAATAGTAGGAGTTGTTCAGTCAATACCACAGGCAGTATTTTCATTAGCAGCTGGAGGAATTGATTTAATAAACTCTGTTAACGAAGGAGTTAAAGGTAATAGCACTAGTTTAACTTACACTACTTTAGATAAAGCAGCTGATTTTTATAACACTCTTGAAAAGGTTACTGGTTTTATAGCTCCAGAAGCTAAATCAATTAAAGAAAATGGTGACATAAATTGGGCTGACATACCTTACGAAGCATTTCAACAAGTTGGTAATCTTGCTGTTATGGCTGTTACTGGAGGTTCAAGTACTTCAATGATGGTTGGCTCTGCTTATTTAATGTCTAGAAAAGGCAGAACAGACGAAGCTGACGAAGCTGGGTTAACAGGAGTTTCAAAAGAAATATATGTAAATGGGCTATCTTTATTAGAAGGTTTTTCTGAGTTAATAATGCCAGATGCTCAACTATTTACAAGAACAATAAGACAAAAGCTATTAAAAGATGCTGTATTAGCTCAGACGAAAGGAATTGTGTGGTTTAGAAAGCAGGCAATGGTTACTGTATTGGAAAATATGGGGAAAGAGGACGCTGAAGAACTAATTGTTAAACTTGGAGAGCTTGGTGCTCAATATGCTAACAATCTAGAACAAGGTAAAAATGTTTTTGACATAAAGAAAAGCAATACTGCAAACGAATATTTAAGAACAATTCTTATAGCAGCTCCTTTGGCAGGAATAAGCACAGGGTTAAGTAAGATAGGTGTGCCCAAGAAAGAATTAGATATAGCAAGATTTATTGCTGCTAAAAATATAACTCAAACTAGACAAATACTTTCTGATTTGGTTGCTTCAGGAAAAATAACACAACAAAAAGCAGATGAAAATTATAAGCAAATAATTAGATACGCTGCTGTTCAAAATGTTATGCCTAAAGACATTTCTCCAGAAAAGGCTATTCAATTAGTTCCCCTTATAGAAGAAAACAAAGAACTAGAGCTGCAAATTAAAACTGGCGGTATTAGCGATATGTTTATCAGTTCTATAAAGGAAAAAATAAAAGAAAATAACGATAAAGCTCAGGCAATATTAGAAACTCCTAGCACTAGAGCTGATATAGCACCATCTGCTGAACTAAAAGCATCGGAAGAAATTACAGAAGAAACACCAGCACCTAACACTAAGTTTTATCAAGGTGTTGATTTTAAGGCACAAACAGGATTGCCTAATGGTGATTACACTGAAGAGCAAGTAAAGGCAGCAAGAGAGGCTAAATTAAAAGAAGCAGGTGTAACGCCAGCAGAAATAGAAAAGACAATAAATGCAGAACAAGAAGTTATACCAGCAATTGAAACCCCTGCTGCACCAATTAGCGGTGTTAGTGGTGAGGTACAGGCATCTGGTGATGTAGAAGAGAAAATAAAAAGCTTGCCAAAAGAAAAGCAAGACGAATTAAAACTTTCTTTGTACAAAGAAGAAATAGCTCAATTAATTAAAAGTGGCAAAATAGAATACAAAGATGACGTTACTGGAAAGCCATGCTTAAGATACGGAGGAAGAGGAAATAGCTTTAATAGAGGCAGTGAGTGGGAAATAGTAAAAGATTTAAAAGGGTACAAGTCTCACGAGCAAGGTGGTGTTGACTTAAAGATAGGGAAAGACGGTGTAAATGTTTTTAGTGGCAAATCTAGTTTTTATGCTAAAGACGGATTATTGTTTAGCGATGGAGACCCTATAGAAAAAAGAATAGCTCCAACATTTTCTGAAAAAGAATCAAATAAAATTAAACAGGACGAGGCTTTTCTATCAGACTTTATAAGAAGTCCAAAGTACAGAGAAATGCTTTTAAAGCAATTTGGTGGAGACGAAAAGGCAACAGACGATAACATAGGTAAAAGATTAGAGCAGCTTCAATTGACAAAATACGACAATACTGCTATAAATAAAAAAACTGGAGAAGTCGGAAAACCAGGGACTTATGTTAAAACTAGACTGCCTTTTGGTAAAGCTGCTATAGCTGAAACAATAGACCCTAAAAATAATGAAGATAATTTACAGGGAGACATATTCCTTCCTTCAGATGCTTTTACTTCTGGTTTAGATTTTGAGTCAGTTGGCTTAGACCCAACTAACTACGGTATGTATCCGTTAAGTGCAAATGTTCCTTTGCATGAGATGACACACAGGTCTTTAGGAGTTAATGATGAAAACATTACGCCTTACGCAGAAGAAAAAGTAAAAAACATAATGGCTGGCACTTACCCATTTGCAGATAACATGGGCAATAAAATGGGAGTAAATCCAGACTCTGACCCTACTGGAATTGGTGCTAAGAATAAAGCAAATGATGATTATTGGCAAAGACCTACGGAAGTTTTAGCAAGAACAAATGCATTTAGAAAGCTGTTGTATGACAACGGTGTATACGACCCTAAAACAGAAAGTATAGACAAAGAAAAGTATAACGCATTTAAAGATAAGCTTAACAAAAGATACGATGAGCTTAGCGATAAACCTTATAGAAAAATGTCAGAAGAAGAAAAAAAGGAATTAAGAGAAATATCTGATATTAATCAAGGTTTTGGTTACATGAATGATTCTATTTTTGAAAAACAAAAAGAAGATGACGACAAAAAAAGATTGTGGATGTTAAACAATTTAGTTAAAATAAAAAGGGAGGACGAAAACAATGTTTAAGAATATAACAGTAGAAGCAGAAAATAACGAACTAATACTTAAAAATAAAAAAGGAGATTATGTTATTATACCTGCTAATAAAAGAAATTGGGTGAAGTCTAAGATAAAAGAAAAATGTCACACCTGTATTGACTCACTTGTGGAATCTCTTCCAGTAGCAAGTCAATATGCTGAGTTTGGTAGCGTATATTCTGAGGATGATTTTGACCCTGAGGACTTACTTCTTAGCAAAGGAAAAGCAAAAAAACAAATTAAAAATGCTGTTGAGTTTAAAAGCGATGAAGAATTGCAAGAGTTTGTTAAAGCTAAAAAGAAGTTAGGGCACAGGATAAGTTATGCTGACGCAACAAGATATATAGACATGAACAAACTAGAGGGAAAAGATTTATATAAATTTGTTTCAGAGAATGTAAAGCAAGGGTTTAAAATGAGTAATCCAAAAGAATGGGTCAAAGAAGTTCCTAATAAAGATTACGTTCCCCCAATTACCGAGGCTCAAATATTAAATTATAGAAAGTTTCAAGAAACATCTGGAAAATTAAAAGCAGACCCTACCTTTGCGGAGTTGAAAACATTTTTAGAAAAAAGTGGATATTCTCCAAATGCAGCTGGATTAAAATCTGGGGAGATGACTGGAAAAAATATATTAGACATGGCTAAACGCAAAGGAGTTCCGTTAACTAAAAATGAAGATGGTACATATTCTATGATGGATGATGAGAATACGTTCCTTGATACTAATCAATCATTTGCAAAACAAAGAATTATTCATCCAGACGCAACTTACATGAGCACTCCTTATGTAAAAGGAAATGATATTGTTAATTATTATAATATGACAGTAGAGCCTAAATATGCAGAAAGAATGCCTACACCGCAAGAGGAAAAAGATTACACAGAAGGAAGATACTTTACAGAAGGAATGACTCCAGAATTTAATACTGTATATCTTGATTCTTATTTTGACCCAAAAACAGCCAATAGCGAACAGTCTTTAACAATGAAAGCAAACAATGAAGAGATGACTCAAAGATATAAAAAGGTAAAAGAAATTGCTGACAATGTTCAGAAATATAAAAACTCTGAAGAATACAAAAAGATAAGGAATGGCAAGCAACAAAAGATGCCTTTAATCCTGCTAAGTGGGATACAAGAGGTTTAATGACAGGAAAAGAATTTATGGAAGGTTTAAAATACGGAAACAGCACAACACACTAAATTAAACCATGGCTTGTATATATATAATAAACGGAAAAAAATTTAAGTCTTTAGATAACAAGGCAATAGGCGAGTTACTAAAAGCTAAATTAATGACGGAGAATACTCCTAAGACTCTTGCTATGGCTTATGCTGCTGCAAAAGAGGATAATACAAATATAGATTTTGTAAATGCAATAGAAAACCAATTAAATAATAAACAAAATGATAAAGAAAACATCACAGGGTTACAAAGTAACCAGCGAGAAGGGCAAGAACCTGTCAAAACCCAACCTGTCGAAACCACAGGCGGAGAAAAGATTAAAACAGGTAGAAATGTTCAAACATATGAAGAAGAAGTAGTTAAACCAATAGAAGCAAAAGAAGAAGGAGCTAAAAAGACAACAAAAGTTACCCCTAAAGAAGGCGATACCTCAATTACTAAGTCTGCAAGAGGCATGATTCAGAACATGGTCTTTAAAGATGGTGAGTGGCAAATTAAATTTGGTAAGGACTTTACTAAAGTTGCTAGTTCTGTTCAGAAAGAAGCTCAAGATTCGTTTAACGAAAAGAATGCACCTATTGCTGAGGTTAAGGAACAAGCACCTGTAGTTAAGGAACAAGCCGCACCTCCAGTAAAAGCTGAAGAAAAACCTGTTAAGGAACAAAAAGAGCCTGTTAAGGAACAAGCCCCTGTAATAGAAGCTCCTAAATTAGAGATGCCTGTAATAGAGGAAACTGTAACTGAAACACCTGCGGTTGAAGAGGAAGAAGAGCAATACGAACCTATAACAGTATCAGACACTAGTCACGAAAAATTCACCAAGGACAACGCTGTAGACTACGAAGAAGGTGAAAAGGAAGGCGATAACGGACGTTCTTACACTTACTTAGCATCGGTAACTGTAGAGTTAATAGACGATGTTAGCGGTGAGGTAATAGGGACAATATCTAAAATAAAAGATGATTACGGAGACGTTAATTGGAGTGCTGAGACTAATGATGGAGACCAAGTAGCTGACGAGGTTGGCAGTAAAAGCGAGGCTCAACAGGCTCTTGTAGATAAATGGAATAAAGATAAACTAAAAGAGTTTAATAAGGAGAAGGCTAAGGCTGCCAAGGAGAAGATTAAGGAGGCAGAGAAGGCTAAGAATAAGGCTCAAAAGATTGCTGACAAAGAACAAAAGGCACTTGAAAAGATTAAGGAAAAAGAAGCTAGAAAAAAGAAGCTAGAAGATTTAGCAAGAGAATCTGGTTTGGATATTTCTGAAGATGATGAATCTCCAGTATTTAGCGTAGAATTAAATGAGAACCTAGCTGAAGACCAACAAGATGAGGTTAAGAAAATTGTAGAAGAAGCTATATCAAACCCAGAATTTGCTACATCAGAAACAGTTAATGTTGAAAGCGAGTTGCCAGAAGGAATTCCTATGCAACAAATTGTTGTAGATGAGAACGATACAAGACCAGAAGCTCAAATGATGGCACAGTTATCTATACCTCTTGAGTTTATATTTGGTAAGAGCGTAGGTGTTGGTATGTCTGATACACTAACAACAGGAGAAAGAACAGTTCCTGTAATGGATACTAAAACTGGTGAAATAGCTGATAAAAAAGTTAGAGAAGAAGGTGGTATTGGATATCCATTCAAGTCTTTAATGGATTTAATAAACGGAACGCTAGAGGCAGGAAAGAAGGCTATGGGATGGGCTGGAGTAGCATTAGGAGCTTCGTCAGCAATGGTTAACGCAGCAGGCAAAGCAAGTAAGATTACAGGTAAAGAGCTTAAGGCTCATTACTTTAAAAGTCTTAAACTTACAGCTGAACAAAAGAAAAGAATAGAAGATGCTATCCCAGATAAAAAAGAATATGGAATAGTTATTATATATAAAATGGGTGCTGACGGAATAAAAAGCAACGAAGCATATGCTCGTGAAGCTTTTAGACTAATAGACGTGACATTATCGGCAGCAGAAAAAGAAGATTTCTTTAAAAAAGTAAAAGAAAGATTAGCTAAAATTGCATGGGAAGATAAAGATATTTATCTTGACTCAATAAAAGGAGCTAAATCATTTTTAGAACTAGAAAATATTTTACATGGCGAAAATTCTAAAATGCCATTATTAGTTAAAACCGATATAATAAATAAAGGAATTTTATCTAGTGATAAAACAGAATCTAAGGAAGATAAAAACCCTGTTGGATTTCTTCTTAAAAGCAAAGGCATAACAGTAGAAAGCGTAGCAGCTAATATAGCAGAGCCTGTAATGGAAGGTATTACTACAGGTCAACCAATGTTAGCAATAGCTATAGACCCAGATTCTACGCCATTTGAGGACATAACAAGAAAAAGGCACAAGAACTACCCATTTGGAGTAGAGGGGTTTCCTATTGGTTTATTTCAATCAACAGCTTCTTTTCATAATTTAGCTCCAGACATGATGGATGTGTTTATAAAATCAGCAACAACACAAATACAAGAAGTAAAAAATAAAAAAGGAGATAAGGCAAGTTTAGAATTTGAAAAAACTGGTAAGAAAAAAAATAAGATAATTACTGTTTACGAGAAAGTAAAGACAAAAGAAGGTATTGTAAAAGTTGCTATTAAAGATAAAGATGGCAATATTATAAAAGCTAAAACAGAAGAAGAGATTTGGATTAAGCTAAAAGAATTAGGTTACACCCCTCGTATTAGTATATCTCAAAATCTAGAAGGTAATTTTATTGCAGAAGAAGGAAGCGGAACAGAAAAAACACTTATTCTAGATGCTAAAGGGAAAGCAATTACTGCTAAAACAATAGAATTATTATACGCTAAATTAAAAAAAGCTGGCGTAAAATTAGATAAAGAATTTCAAGCAACTAGATACTCTCAGAAAATTAACGGAGGTACTTTTATTACATTGTTAAAAAAGGCTCAGCAAGCTTTGACTGAAATATATAAGAACCCTAAATTAACTGCACAGGAAAAACTTGTAAAGCATCTTAGCAAGGCGTTCCCTAGTATAGTTGTAGAAATGAATATTTCTGAATACAATAAGTTACAAGAAGGATTTATTGAAAAGAAGTTATTTACAAAAAGTGGAAAATCTTATGGAGTTGTAAAGGACGGAAGAGTCTATTTAAATCCAACGTATCTTAACAATAATACTCCTATCCATGAATTTGGTCATATATGGAACGCTGTGGCTAAAAATGCTAGACCTGAGCTATATAAAAAAGGAGCAGATTTGGTTAAAGACACGAAGTATACTCAAAACATTATCAACAGTCCTTCTTATCAAAAGATTATAAAGCAATTATTTGGCGATAAGGCAATAATAAAAAACAAAGCTACTGGAAAATTTGAAATAAATACTAAAGCAGAAAACTTTAAAGATATTAATGATTACGTTATTGACGAAGCATTAGCTAGAGCAATTGGTGATAAAGGAGAATTATTTGTAAACGAGGTACAAAAAAGAAAGTCTTTTCAAGATTGGATGAATCTTCTTTTTGATGTAGTTAAACAAATAGCTGGATTTCCTACTATCGGTTCTCAAGAATTTCAAGATTTAACTATAGACCAATTTGTAAATGCAGCTGTAAAAGAATTATTAGGAGGCAAGCAGATTAGCGATATTACAAGTGATAATCTAGCCAATCTTTCAAAAGAGTCGGCATATGCTAAGTTTAGTGTTACTGATAAAGAAAAAGAATTTAGAAAGAATGCTCTTGCTCAAGGATATACCAACAAAGAAATAAATGCTATTCTTAAAAAAGCTAAGAAACCATCTGTAGCTCCTGAAGGTAAAGCAACTGAAAATGAGCCGCCTACGGCAACCACAGAGCAAGCAGAATTTATTCCAAACGCTAAGGACATAGAATCATTTAAAAAGATACTAGAAGGAACAACTAGTGATGCTATTAGAATAAACAATGCAATAAAAGAAGCTAAAAGCAATCCTAATTTAAATCCTAAGATAGTTGAAATCATGCAAAACTTTAAAGAGCTAAAGAAACAACTTATGGCTAACGTAGAGTTAACAGAAGACTGTTCTTGGTAGAGTAAATATAAAAACTTAAATTTGTACACAATATGAATAAATATTACGAATTATCAGACGAGGCTATGGAGATTATTGCTCCATTAGCTGAAATAGAATTAGAACAGTCAACTTTCTATAATCAATTGGCTATCACTGCTAACAGATTAGGATTCTTGATGGCGCAGAAATACTTTAATCAAGAAGCTATAGAAGAGAAAGAACACTTCATGGGATGGGCTGACTATATCTCTGGAAGGGGTAATAACTACACAGTGCCTGCTATAGGAATAACTAAATGTAAGAGTAAGAGCTTGTATGAGCTAATAGAAATGGCTTTGGCTAAAGAGGTTGAGGTTAGTAAGTTATATGCAGAGCAAGGTATGAAGTTGTTCAACGTAGACCAGTTAGCGTATCAGAAGTTAATTGGTTACTTACAGATTCAAAATGATGCGATAATATTCTACACTGACTTATGTGCAGTATTTGAAAACTTAGACAAGGCAGGAGAGTTAACAGCAGAACACTCGTACTTTGAGAATAAATAAAGAAATTAAGTCAAGGTGTCGTATAAAGGCAATTACGCTAGTTTATAATTAGTATTGTGGTTCAATTCCATGCCCTATGACTTTTATCATTTGCTATTTCAAAGATTAGTATTAAATTTGTGATGTTGTAATGCGGATTCAACGATTTTCATTTGTATATTCTTCTCGTTAAAAATATAATAGCCTTTAGATAGGCAATAAAGAAAACCTAGATATCCGCATTATCTGGGTTTTTTTATGCCCATCAACTAAGGTATTGTATGATATTGTATATCTTATAGCTAGGCAACTTAAATGCTACAAACAAAAACAACTATGTAAAAATAATAGCCCCATAAAAATTCCAAGCAATGTTTAGCTGACAACTTGGGCGTGAAGTGAAAGAGATATACTTGATGGGGCTGCGTTCCGCATACGCAAGGTACTTAGCAGTGTACCATTTGTTATTTTACCGATATCGTTTAGGGCGTTTGCCACTTTTAAGTCCTAAACCAATGCCTGAAGAAACCCTCCCCTTCACGCATATAGCTACTGCTGTATTAAAACTTTAGATTTCAATATAAATTCATTAAATTTGCCTAATTATAAAAAATAAAAAAACAAATGGCTTGCTTTGTCACCTACAAAAATAAACGTTATTCTGAACCCGAATTCTTCGCATTGCTCGCAGCTGGTGAGTACGATAAGCTAGTAGCTGACGGAAGTTTTGTTCCTAAAAAAATAACTTTGTCTACAGATGCACCTGCTCCAACAAAAGGCAAGATGAAAGAGCGCAGTTTAACGAAACAATTCTTAAAGGACAATCCTTCCCTACAACTTTCTGAAGGTGCTATAAATTACGAAGAGATATCTAATAAGAGTACCGTAGAAGAAGTAATGAATCTAATAGATGAACTTGGCTTAGACGCTTCTGTATACGCTGTTGATGACTGGAAGAATGGAATGAACCTACGAGTTAGGTTTACCATGGCTCAAATTTTAATTAAGAAATTATCAAAAGAAGGTAGACTAGACGAAGCTAATGATTTAAGAGAGAGACTAGTAGTTGCTGCGACAGAGGCTGGACAAGGCATACAAGCATTTGCTATGTTCCCTGCACTTACAGCTGAAGGAGAGCTAAGAAAGATGTTGAAGATGATAAACAACATCAACAAGAAAAGGGAGAAAGCAGATAAGAAGCTTACTAAAATAAAAGAAAAGTTTAAACAAGCCAACGAAGACGCTATAAACGAGGCAGTTGAAAACCTAGGAGGCAAGCCTTCTGAAAAAAGAAAAAAGGCAGCAAGAACCTATGCCGACTACGGTACTAAGAATAAGGTTATTACAAAAGCAAAGTACGAGGAGATGAAAAAAGCCCTTGCTAATAAAGCTTTTTCAGCAGCTATACCTGTTCAATTAATTCCTATTGGTGTATATCACTTAGAGGCTGGCTCAAGAAAGTTTAAAGAATTTAGCGAGGCACTTATAGAAGACTTTGGAGATAAGGTAAAACCATACTTAGCTGACCTTTATAAGAAAGCAGCAAAAGAATTAGGTATTCCTGCATCGGAAATAGACAGTGAAGCAACTATCTTACAGGAGAACAAAGACAGAAGGGCTAGAGAAGCTAAGAAAAGTGTAAAAGGGGCTCTTAAAGATTTAGGCTTATCTATTTCAAAAATAGCCATAGAACACTATACAGTAGTAGATTCTGCTAAAAGAACTCTAGTAGAAAAAATAATGGCAGAAACTGAACTGACTGAAAATGAGGCTAAAGAATATGCAAAAGCTATAGAAGAAGAGTTTGACAGACTAGCCACAGAAAAGAAAAAGAAAATATTAGACACAGTATTTAATCCTAAAGAAAGAAAGAAACCTGAGCTAAAGAACTTAGAATCAGAATTATTAAAGCTAACTAATTTAGGTGCATTCAAAGAACAAGACTTAGTAGAAGCATATGCTGATAAAATGGGTTGGGCTAAGTTATCTCAAGAAGAAATATCAGAAATAGAAAGGCTAGCTTCAATAGTAGAGGAATCTCCAGAAGGAATAAAAAGAGCACAGGCAGTTGAAGACTTATTAGGATACGAAGCTAAAATAAAAGGAATTCCATTAATGGATGTTGTAACGTCTATATGGTACGCAAATGTTTTATCTGGATTTACTACTCAGCTAGTTAACGTGATAGCTAACGCAACTCAATTATTGTTCTCTTACGGAGAATCTGCCATAAGAAACCCTAGAACAGGAGTATTTATGGCTAGAGGTATTATAAATGGAATAAATAGAGGTATACTAGAAGCAGGGAGTTCATTAAAAACTGGTTATAATCCAATCAGAGGAAGAGTGGAAATTCCTTCTACATTAGAACTAAAAACATTTAAAGGAGGCAAATACAACCCAGCTAATTATTTAAAGTATGTAAGAAGACTAATGGTAGCATCCGATGTTATTATGTTTGAAACTCAGAAAGAAATGAGAGCTTATCAGTGGGCTAGAATGTTGGCTGCCAATGAAAATAAATTAGACCCTAGTGTTAAAATTAAACAAAGAGCACTTGACATACTACACGCAAATGACAGTACTATTCCTGATGCAAAATTAAAAGCATCTGAAGAGGCTCAGCTAGAGATAGATGCGGTAAATACTGAAAATATATCTAGTTCTGAAAAAGCAAAAAAAATAAAGAACATAAAAACAAACGAAAAAAGAAGAGTATTTGAATTAGTACAACAAAGCAGAGGCTCTGAAATAATGGACGAAAGTAATGCTTATGCATCTTGGAACACGTTTAATCATCCTGCTTCTGGTTTGCTAGGTGCTGTAGCTAAGAGAGTTAATCAGTTAATAGAAACTAATGGTGTTACTAAAATATTTAGATTTGTTGTGCCTTTTACAAATGTAATTGCAAACGTAGCTAACATGGGAATAAACTACACTCCTTGGGGATACATAAGAGCTGCTAGGCAAGGCTCTGCATTTGGAATACCTAAAGCAGAGTGGGATTCTATGTCACAAATGCAGCAAGACCAATACAGAGTAGAAATAGTAACAAAAGCTACGGTAGGACTGGCTATGTCGGCTGCTGTTTTAATGTTGACTTTAAAAGGAGATGACGATGATGAGCCTTTACTAGAAATAACAGCAAATGCTACAGGTAAATACAAGAAAAATGAGGGTCTTAAAAATGAGGGATGGCAACCATATTCATTTAGAGTTTACAACAAAAAAACCAAAAAATATGGCGATTGGATTTCATATCAGTACAGTCCTTTATTAGTAATGTTTAGTCTTATTGGAAACCTAAAAGATTATGAAAAGTATAGAAAAGAAAATACAGATGATAACCTTTTAGATAGAATATCTTTCGCTGCTGTTGGCGCATCAAGAACATTTTTAGACAGTACTTTTTTAGTATCTATAAATTCATTCCTTAAGGCTCTTACAGAAACAGAAGCAGGAGACGCTGTAGATGACGCAATGAAATCTATATTTAAAACCGTTAAGGGATTTGTTCTGCCTGCGCTATACACTCAGTCAGCAAGGGAAGTTCAAAGAGCGTTTGACGTGCCAGAAAAAGAAGTTGGAACTAGTTTAGTTGCGGAGTTAGTAAGAGACATTCCTGTTGCTAGAAATATGCTAAACGACAGAGTTAATATATGGGGTCAAAGGTCTATTGCAGACACAGATAAGTTTACATCTAAATCTGAAGATACGGACTTAACCGCAACACTGACAAGTAAAAAAATATTTTTAACAAAACCAAACATAAAAACAACAAATATTATAGATATAGAAAGCGGCAAGTTTAGAGCAATGACTGATAATGAGTTTTTTAGTTACGCAGAAGAAAGAGGTAAATATTTGTACGAAACTTTAATAGATAGACTTGAAGATATTAAAGAGATGTCAAATGAAGACGCTCAAAAAGAAGTAAGTTCTATTGTTTCAGATGCATCAAAACTAGCTGAAGCTAAATCTTCTTTACCTATAGAGTCTTACGAAAGAATAAAAAAAGAAATGAGAAATCAGTATCGTGAAAAGAAAGATGAGTCAAAAGCAAAAAAAGAAGAAAAAGCTTCTGAAGAAAGAGGAGCTAAAGTAACTCCTGAATATAAAAAAGAAATACAAGATATTAAGAAAAATGACGTTAGTCAGATATCTAGGTTTATTGTTTCTAAAATTAAACAAAGCGGAACTAAGTCTAGGGAAATTCGAAAACTTTTAGCATCAGAAAAACTTACAGATGAATATGTAGACATGGTATCTAGTGCAGTGAATAAAATATTAAAACAACAAGAAGCAGCAAAACCAACAACAAATTAATTAACGTATATTTGCACTATGAGCCTTTTACCAACAAATAACCTAGAAATTGTAGACCCTTTCGGAGAAATAATTAACTTTACTGATACTACAGGTGGTTACGCCACAAACAATACTGACGGATACGGAAGTCCGAACCTAACATACGCACAGGTTGGAGGTGTAAATTTACTAATAGGAAACTATGTAAATATTGTTCCCTCGGAAATAGGTGTTGGGGCTGCTTTAGTTCCTTACACTCAATATATTAAAACTAGCGGAACGGCAAAAACATATGATAGCAAGTCAATAGCTGTAGGCAACTACCTTGTGCCACACACAACAGGATTAGTAGTGGCAGCTGGCGATACATTTGAGACAACAGGATATTACAATCCGCTAATAACTCCATCAAGATGGCTGCCAACAGCTTTAGGAACTCCTTTATATTTAAGTACGCAAGACTTAGGTTACACCACACTTGGAGTTATTCCTGATAGCATACTAACCTTACAGTACGAGGTTTATGGAATTGTAAATACTGTAGCATTCACAACAGTATTAGGCACTAAGTACTTAGTTACTGGAACTGGAATTGTTTCTTATTTAGGAAGCAACTACAAACAAGGAGAAGTATTTACAGCATCAGGAACTTCAACAGTAGGCGTAGTAAGCGGAACTTTCGGAGTTGCACCTTATAATAGTGGAGCAGTAAGTAATTTTCAAACTATCTACAACCTAGAAACTAGTTTAGTAGAATTACAAACATCAAATATTTTAAATCCTAAACCTCAAGGCAGGGAGTATAACTATCAGATAGCCACCATTTTTACAAACATCTACACTATGCAGAATGCTGCTAATATCGGTTTAGTAAGTCTGGGTCAGGCGTACAATAATATTGTAAGTTTACAGGAAGAGGTTGATAACTTAGCTAATAATATATATTAATGGACTACAATCAAATAATATATCAGTTAAGATTAGAGCAGGTTCGTTGTACACAACTAGGACTGCCATTTGACGTTAGCGATGGCACTATTATATACTTGAGTAATCTTATTCACAGCTATAATTTTGTCGGAATGACTGATAGTCAGAGAATAATAATAAGAAATGAGTTGAACAGCATAGTACAAGATGTTAGCTACTACACCTCTTTCACTCAAGGACTATTTAATGGTTACTATAATTCACAAGTTTAAATTATTGTAAATTACAAAGGAAAAGACTAATTTTGCAATAGAATAATAATAACAATAATAAATGTCAATACAGTTATCAAGAGCCAACACAGGTACACCATTAACCACAGCAGATTACAATAGTGATAATCTAATAGTGGAGACTGCTGTTAATTCTTTATTAGGTACATCTAGCAGTGGAGGGACTGTAACGAACTTTACAAAAGTAGATACAGATACTTCATCAGAATTATTTAGTGCAAGCGTATCTAATCCAACTACAACACCAGAAATAACATTCTCAAGAATAAGTAAGGCGGCTAACCTTGTATATGCCTCTCCAGACGGAGCTTCAGGCAAACCTACAATGAGAGCCTTAGTATCAGGAGACTTACCAGTAGTTCCTTTTAATAAAGGAGGTACAGGATTGTCTGCAATAAATGCAAATAGAATTATCAGAACAAATAATGCAGGTTCAGCAATTATAGAAGGAGCTATAACCGCAGGCTCATCAAAAATTAGTATTAATCCTACTAATCCAAACTTTGAATTAGATGTAGTTCCAGCAAACATAGAAGTAAATACTTTGGCAGCAACTACTCCTTTGTCTTTTGCTAAGGGAGGAACTAATGCATCTACAAGACAAAACGCTATAAATGCTCTTACAGATACAGGTGTTACTGTAAATATAGGAAAAGCTTTAATAGTAGATGGGTCTAATAACGCAACTTGGACAACATTTTCAGCAGGTGTTTCAAGTGTTAATAGTTTAACTGGTGCTGTTTCTCTTACTACTGCCTTAATACCTGAAAGTGGTAATTTATATTATACTGATGTAAGAGTAACTAATAACGCAACAGTAGTTGCAAACACCGCAAAGGTTACTAATGCCACTCATACAGGCGATGTTACAGGAAGTGGTGCTTTAACAATAGCTGCTGGAGTTGTTACTTACGCTAAAATGCAGGCAATAAGTGCAACTAAAAGATTATTAGGAAGAATTAGTGGAGGTGCAGGAAGCACAGAAGAAATAGTTATTAGTGGTAACTTAGCAATGAGTGCTACTGACCTAATTGTTAGAACTTCTAAAATAAAGACAGTTACGGCAGATTATTCAATACCTATCACAGAAGGAACTATTTTAGTAAACGCCTCAAGTAAAACAATAACATTACCTGATACTTCTACAGTAGCAAATGGCGATGAATTTATAATTAAAAATATAGCAGGTGCTACAAACAATACAGTATCAGTATTTAACGCAGGTATTGAAGAAATAGATGGTTCAGCAACATACACAGGTTTAAACTTAGCATATAATTGTGTAACCCTTAAATATGGTGGTTCAAACAGATGGTACATTATGAATAAAATAACAACTGGATAGTAATGGCAACAGATATAATCATCTCAACTGACAATAGTACAAATACCACCTTAGGTATATACGATAGTACTGACTACACTGGACTAGGAATTAGTATTTCTGATGTAAAGGCAGTTAGGTTTTTATTCTCTACATATAACAGTGTGTTAAACTCTGGCATAGTTGGAGCTTTGGTAGCTAATAATGAATACCTTGTAATAACAGGAACTCTTCTATTGGAAGGTGTTAACTATAATTCAGGAGACGTATTTGTAGCGCACTCAAATTACACCATACCAGTAACCTCAGGATTGTTAGTAAGCTCTACAGGATACTACAGCACATACAATACACTAATACCAAGCACAATAACTAATTATAATTTTTACCCTTCTGATTTAAACGAGAACTCTACAACATTTGCAGACTCGGCAAGAACAGTTAATTACGAAATTTATACGACAGAAAGTGCATCAGGAGGAGGGTTAACAAATATAGCAGCAGGAACTTATATTGTAAAAGGAACACCTAATGATTTTATTACAGTAGCAGGAGGGAAATATTATGTAGGTCAAGTGTTTACTAAGTCAACCTCTTTTACATTCTTAGGAACACCTACAGTAGTAAGAAGCTTTGATGAAAACTCTTTTGACTTCTGGACTAATGCAGCATCAAGTGTTATATACCAAAGCTATGTAAATAGTTTATCAAATAGTACACTAAACGCAAGCGAAGACTTTAAAGATAACTTTATAAGAACCAATACTTTATACTCTTTACCTTATGTACAGAGTGCGACTAGTATTGCCTACGACTTTAGCGCAGTACAATCATCACTTGATATTATTGTCAACTACTTAGGAACTAAAAACAAAAACTTAAAATAATAAATAAATAAATGTTAAGACCTAATTTCAATTCAATGTTCACAAGAAGCTGTAAAAAGATATCTGATAAGCAGATTTCTAATATTGCAGACTTTAAGAAAGGCAGAACAACACTAATGGGCTCTCAGTTTGTTAATTACAATTCTTTTGTAACAACTCAAACTCAGGACAACTTAATGAATGGAAATACAGATTATAACAGCATGAATATTAACTTAGACTACTTACTACAAAAATGGGACTACTAACACCGATAAGCACAAACATAATTACAAGTTTAATGAATTACATAAATAATTATGTAACTTATAAATTAAGCTCTTTTATATTAAATACCAATAATACAGTTACAGGGGCACAATCTGTTACACTGAATAAATTAAACGGAATAGTAACATATACATTTGCAGCTGCTGCCGCATCTGTAACTTATTATAATTTAACAAACAGTACAATAAACAGTAATAGTTACATTGTACCAACAATTAAAGTAAATGCAGCTGAACCTGCTGTGCTATTGCTTGGAGGATACTTTATATCAGGAACTACCATTACTTTTTATGTATATAATGCATCAGTTACTCCTTCTGGCTCATTTAAAATACATTTTCAAGTAGCTGGATAATAATTAATAACTAACAAAAATCATTTTTAGCCTGAAGAACTGAAAATGAATATAATTAAAAACACATATGGCACTAACAGAAAAGGAAAGTAAAGAACTGTCCAAATTATCTATGGACTTACAAATTAAGATAAAGGAGTGGAGTAAACTTTTTGATACAGTCAAGAAGAGCCATTCCTTGAGTACCTATCTAACCATCTTTAGACAGAGAAAGTCTTGGCAGGATGAGATAGATGAATCTCCATTTACTATCAGAGCTCAAAATGAAGATGAAGATGCAAGAGCACAATCCGAGACGGCAATGAAGATAATTAAACTTCTTCCTGACTTAGATAGTGACTTAGAAAAGCTATACATCAAGATGACTACTGACGAGAAAACAGAAGTAGAGAGAGTTAAGGCAGGAGAGGCAGAAAACATTTTAGCTAAACACTTAGAAGCTAATGGCAAAAAAGCATAACAGTATAGAGTTATTTGGAACAAGTGGAGAGCCTGACGACAATGGGAATATAAAGAACTTATTCTACGAGTGTCCAGAACCATTTGAACCTGTATATAATAAAGACTTACCAAAGAAACAACAGAGATGGGAAAGACCTAAAGACCCAAACTTTAGTCACATGACTGTTGAAGAAAAGCAGAATTATCAGTTAAAGGAATTATTTAGACTAGAGAACGGTTATCATTTTTATAATAATGGAGAGTTAGTATATCTTACTGGTTCTCATTACGGATTCTTAAAGCACTGGGACTTAGGAGGAGGAGTCTACCCCAACTATAGATGGGCTCACGCTCAAATGGCTCTAATGCAAGACCTTTGCAAAAAGGATGAAAACTGTTACGGACTAGTTGCCTACACACAAAAGCGTTACGGTAAGTCAGAAATGATTCCTTCACGAATGTTATTCGATAGCTTACTAAGACCAAAGGCTAGTTACTTCCTACAGGCTACAAAAGATGATAAGGCTCAGGCTTTGTTTCAAAGAACATTAAATGCATTCTTATCATTAAACAATTCACTTCCTTACATTTACCAACACACTTACAAGAATGATAGTATATTCTTTAAACAGAATCAAACTATTAAAAGAAGTTCAGACAAGGTTACATTTAAAGACGGTAACTTTACTAGGATAGAGGCACTACCCAGTAAGATAACAAGTATACAGGGGGAAAGAGTAACAGAGTTTTTCTTAGATGAGTTTGCTAGTCAGGAACTTATGGATATGGAACAGTTATTTGGAACGCTAATAGCACAGTGTACCGAGGGAACTAGAGACATTATCGGTAAGATTTGGCTAGTATCAACTGTTGAAAACGGCACAGCCAAGGCAGTCCCTTTCAGCAAAGAGCTATGGTACGACAGCAATCCTTTTGAAAGAGATTTAAACGGCAGGACAAAGAGCGGATTATATAGGATGCTAATTCCTTACTATAAATCTGACCCTTCTTTTATTGACGAGTACGGAAATCCTAAAGAAGAAGAAGCTACGAAGTTCTTTACCAATATGTGTGCTGGAGCGAGCGACTCAAAGAAGGCTTTGCTAAAGAGACAGTTTCCTGAGAAGATAGATGATATCTTTGATGTGAATAGAGGCGGAGGATTAGAAATAGATGTAATTGAGATACTTAGACAAAGAGAGAAGCAACTCAAGGGAACTCCTCAACCAATGTATAAGATTCTCAAGAACTCAGCTACAAAAGAAGTTGACGTAACGCCAATGGCTAAAGGAGAAGATGAAAATGAGCTAGCTGTACAAATATTTGAGCATCCACAAGAACATCATTTATACAGAGCAGGACTAGATGCTACAAGTACGGATACTAACAGTACAAACAAGAATAATGACGGTTCTGAAAAAGGAAAGGCTAAATCTAAGTACGCTTTAGTAATACAAAGAATAACAGGAGCTAATCAATATATAGACGTTGCTAATATATGTATACGTCCAGACAAGAGAGCCATGGTAGAAAAGGCTGCATTGTGGCTATGTATGTACTACAATAAATTCGGAGGTCTTAGAGCCTACCCAGAGAGAAATGCAAGTGCTGGTAGTACCATTTCGGATTTATTTGAGACCGAGGGTCAGCAAAGATTATTGATTCGTCAATTAATAAAACACAATACAGAGAAGTTATTAGAGAAGTCTAGTAATGCTTATGGAATTTATATCGATGGAAACAATAAGGTGTACAGAACTTCTGTAATGAATAAGTACTTAAGACTGTACGGACATCAAATCAATTCATTAAGAATAGTTCAAGACTTACTAATCTACGGTTCAGCTAACTCCGATTTAAGTGATGCTTACGGAGTAGGATGCATGGCGTGTGGAAACTTCGACCCAGAGACTCAGCAAGAAGTCAAAAAGAAGATAAGTAGACCAACTATACTAAGTAAAATAGAAAATGGCGTAACTATTTGGTACGAACTAGAGAGCGGTAAACCTATAGAAGCCTAAAAAAATTTTGTAATTCATTTAAATATGTTAATTTTGTAGTATATATGCAATTAGATATTAATACATACCCTGCGGTTCAACCCTTACAAACAGTTGAAAACGAAAAGTGGGATGACGAAAATTACTGGAAACAGAATGTTCGTTGGGTTTGTTCTATGTATAATCAATTGGTAGTAACACCTCAATTAATTGGACTTCCTAACCAAGACCCTTTCTACGGTCTTCAGAACAGATATGTTCCACAATATGTAAAGTACGCTAGATACGTTTTTGGATGGCAGTACGGAACTTCTTACGAGCTAACAGCAAAGGACGGAAACAACAACAATACTCAAATTCCTTTATACAGAGGTAAGGATATTATTGCCTTATTCAATTACTTTAGAGGTAAGTTCGGATATTTAATTAAACCTATTCCAGATATTATGCAGGCTGGTTGTATAGCTGGTGATGCATTAAGCAGAAAGACTACAGAAAAGAATGTAATGAAATACATGATGGATGGTAGAAACTTCTTAAAGCAACAACAATTACTAGGTAACATTCAGGTAGAGGCAGGAACAGATTTAGATATTACAGACGAACAAGATATAGAGGCTTTATACACAAACTTCGTAGAGGCAAGTGAGAAGACTTATGTTAAGTTTGGCAAGAGTTTCTACATCTCAAATGAGTGCTACGACCAATTTATAAAAGGAGCTCAATACTGTTTTATCGGAGGAAGAGCAACATCATTCATAACAGAAAGAAACGGTAAGGTTTTTATGGACTTAGTTCCACCTGAGTACGCTGTTGTTGATATGAACAAGAATGATGACCAACACAGAGACGATGACTATGCTGGACAAATTAAACCATACTCGGTATCTGACGTTGTTTCTAAATGGAAATTGACTAAAGAAGAGGCTGAAGACCTTGAAAGAATCGCAAGAGACGGAACAAGTCAAGCTCCCTATGTAACAGGATGGGTTAACTTTAACTGGTACAGTAACTATAATGGTGTGCCTAAAGTTTGGGTAGCAGAGAAAATACAATGGCAATCAATTACTTATGTAGACAAAGTGCCTGTATCTTGTATAAGAGAGGCTACCTTAATTGGTAACAAATATCTAAAAGACCAAAAGATTGTTCCTAACTCTATTTTAGATAAGAGAGACAAAAGAAGAAAGAGATTGAGCTATATTACTTGTACTCCTAATACAATTCTAGGTGCAAACCAAGGTGTAATTGGAATGGTAAGTGATATGCAGGACATCAAAGATAGTTTGATTACTATGATGCTTAACTCTGTAGCTAGAAGTATAGGCAAAGCAATATATATTGACACAGCTCAACTTCCTGAGGGAATGAGAAGTCCTGAGTTTTTATCACAGCTAAAACAAAATGGTGTGATTGCAGCTAACAGGTCTGAAATTGATGCTGACCAGAAAATGAACCCTCTAATCGAGGTAATGGACTTAACACTAGACCCTAATATCAACTCACTCTTAAATCAAGTAGCATACTTTGACAATGCAATAGCAGATGTTTTAAATATGCCTAAGAACGTAAGACTAGGAAGTGGTTCATATCAATCAGAAGGACAAAGAAATAGTAACGCAGAGAATAGCGATACAGGTAATCAGTGGTTGTACGGAAGTTTAACCAAGTGGATTGAGAACAATATAGAATTTGCTGCTGACTTATGGATTAAGATAGCTGCCGAGGGTGGTGAAGATATAGCTGTTATGGTAGGTGATACTATGGCTGAGATGCTAACTAATAAAGAGATTCAAGACTGTTACGATAGTGACTATAAGATGTATCTAAACTTTGACAATACTGTAACTCAAGAAGCTAAGGTAACCTTACAAGGAATGGCAGTACAAGAGGCTGGCGTTAACCCTGATGCTAAGTTAGAGTTCTTAAATATATTAGAACTTAAAACTATTTCTGGCATGAAGAGCTACTTACAGAACGAGAAGCGTAAGAGACAGCAAAGAGAAGATGCAGCTATTAGACAACAGCAAGAAGCAGCAGCGGCTAACTCACAAATGCAGGCAGAAGCTCAACAGAACATAGCTGCACAACAAGGACAAACTGCTTTAGAGAATTCAGCAATGAATAACAATGCGAAGCAGGAGGAGATGATGTTGCAGAATGAGATGAATAATGCACAACCACCACAACAATAGAAAAAATAAAAACACACAAATAATAAAAAAACAATGGATAAGAAAGCACACGTTGAAGTTTACAAACTTCGCACAATTGAGAGATGTGAGACATCACCTCAAATTAAGTTAATGAGTATGAACAACTCAAAAAATATGTATGAGTACCTAGCTAATGTTGATGGTACATACCAATCTTTTTTAGGCTTCCCACAGGAACAGCATTTAAGAGAAATTGTTGCGTTTTACCCTAATATGCCAACAGACCAAAAAGGTTCTAGGTACATCTGGGAGTACAACTTGGAGGTTGCTACAGACGAATATTTATTATTCTTAGAGCAAAATCCTACAGCAGACAGATTGAGCGTTGTTAACTACAAGAATAATAAATCTTTAGTTCAATTATTAAAGAGCCATAGACAAGTTATTTGGAAAGACGGTGGAAGAGAGAATAAGAATACTAATATCAAGAGTGACGTAGTTATTTTTGAATTAGTTAATACAACTGAAATTACAAGTGTAAGAACTAAGTTAGAGAAGTTAGCTATCGAGGCAAGTGCTAAGATTAACTACTGGAGCGAGTTTGATACTAAAACTTATTTAAACTTCTGTTACTTATGGGGTGTTCAAGGAATTGAAACTTTTACAAAAGAAGCTTTGTTCAGCTCTATGATTAATAGCGTAAAGGCTAACTTAGACAAGTACAGAGAAGTAATAGGCTGGTTAGATAACGAAACTAGAATCTATATTAGTATGGGTCTAGCTACCTTATTAAAAGATGAGAGCAAGAAGACTATTATAACAAAAGATGGTAACTACTACACCTTTAACAAGGAATTAGCAGGAGTTACTATCGATGAGGTTGTTAATTACTTTACTACTCATCCTCAGTCATATAGGTTATTAAAGAACTTATTAGATGTTAAGGATAGTATAGATGTTGAGTTGCCAAGCGCACCTAAGGTGTCAATGGATAAGAACGAAATAACTCCAGCTATCTCAGCAGCAGAGCAAGACAAAGAAAAAGAAAAGCACATTGCTGAAATTGAGCGTAAGTTAACTCAAGTAAAAGAAGGCAAGAACGTAATGGGAGAGAAAGAAAAAGGAAGATTTCCTTTAATAGATAACGTGTTGATTACCACTACAGACGTGTTGGCTCAATTGGCTAGTACAGAAATAGTAGTTAAGCATGGCTTACAAACTCATTACTGGGCTAAAGCAAAAGAATACAAACTAACAAATTAATAATAATAGATAATGAATAACGAGATAGGTTTATTTGACACGATAAGTGCGGATTATATAGTAGCAGGTGTAAAGATGGAGTTAGACTTAACTTCAACTACTACCCAAGACTTTTACTTAGAAAATAAAGTAAATGAGGGGATAGGAGCTTTACGCAGTGCATACACATTAATTCCAAGTATTGCTGTATTAAATATAGACCCTGATACGTTTTCAGCAAAGTTACCTAAAGGTTTTGTTAGACTAGTAGGTAAAAATTCAGTTAGAATATTAGATAACACAAGGAATCAGAGTGACAATGGGACGGTTATACTAGGTACAACCTCTCCCATTGGTAACTCGAATGGATTCTATAAAGGAGATTTAGCTATTAACTTTACCGCACAGGTAGTTGATGGTTACTTGTACTTTGGTAGTGCTATTACACAGACAATGTGTGAAATAAGTTATATCGGAACAAACATAGA